CCCACCTAAATTGGATATTAAAGTAATTACAAACCAATTTTTAATTTATGGTAGGGCTAGAAATAGTGGTACTAGATGTGGCTCATGTGGTGCCCCTAGAGATAGTGATGAATACGGTAGAGAAACTACATGTAGTTTTACTGGTACTAGTATAACAACAGCTGAATTTGTTAGAAAAAAGACTGATGATAGAAATCAATTTTTAATTTACGGTAGAGCTAGAACTAGTAGTACTAGATGTGGTTCATGTGGTGCCCCTAGAGATAGTGATACTTATGGTAGAGAAACTGTATGTTCATATAGTGGTGATAGTGAAATTTTATTAGAATTAGATAAAAATTTAGATGTATTTGATAATGCGATTGGATTTAGAATCACAGATGATGGTCGTATTGGTTATAGAGCTTTGAAGTATTATTGTTCTGGTACAACATCTGGTTCAACAACGGGGGTTACAGTTGATGAACAATATTCTATGAGTGGTATTGTTCAAAGTGATGTATGGTCAAGAATTACGATTAGGTTTGTTGCTGATGAGGCTTACACGAAAGAACAATTAAAATGTTTACCAGCTAGAAAGGGTAAATTAATGTTCTATGTTAATTGTAAATTGAAAGCAATATTTAAAGATGTTGATGAATTTGTTGCAAGAAGATTAAACGAATATGAGGGTAAACAAGTTGGTATACCATTTAATATAAGTTTAGGTGGTGGTTCTCAAGGTCTAATGGAAAGTATGACATTTGATGGTCAAGATACTGAAGATTTAGGTTTACTAATTGAGAAGAATTTTGCTGGAACATTTATAGGTCAAATATCACAATTTAAATTCAATATTTGTGATATGAATTGGTGTGATATTAGTGCTGGTTGTTTAGCGCAATGTGATAGATATGACTTGAATTGTTGTGGTGACCCAGACAATGGGTTAATCATTGATGAGAACGGTGATTATATTATTCAAGAAAACGGATATGGTATTCAATATTAATTTTTATTTTTTTGGGTTTATTATGACTCAACTAATATTTATTAATAAAAATACATAATGGCAAATAAGAAAATATATCAATTCCCTATTGACGCTAATTTATCTGGTGATAATTTGTTCTTAATGTGGGCTGATAATATAACTGCCGTTAGTACTTTATCAGGTGTTACAAATTATATAGCAAATAATATATCAGTTGAGGACATATACGTTACTGGTGGTACATATGATGGTACTGATATAATTCTAACTAGAAATGATAATAATACTGTATCATTCCCCTTAACAATTCCAGATAATGTTCAAAACCAATGGGTTATTGAATCAGCAAATACTGTAACAATTAAAACAAACTCACAAAGTTTTATTTATGGTGATTTAATTATCGAAGGGTTACTTAAATTAGAAGTTAATTCTAAATTAGTTGTCTTAAATGGTGATATAATATTAAATGGTGGTAGTATTAGTGGTGATGGTACCACACAATTAGTTGAAATCCCAACAGTTGAGATACATACGATTGACGCTAGATTGGAAAATAATTCATTAACTTTTGATACAAATCAAATGGTTGATGCGTATTCAGTTGATTTAACACCCATAAAAAGTTTATCCGATTTTGGTTTTGTGATAACACCACAATCTATAAATCAAAATATAGTGTTACCTAATAATTCTATAGTTCATTACCCATCACCATTAGTTATTGGTGATGGGTATGTGTTAGATATACCAGAAAATACAACATTAATAATTGACGATTTAGGTAATGGTAATTTAACTGGTGGTACATATTCTGATGGTACTGCAACATTCACTAACAATACAGGTGGTACCTTCAATGTGGATGGGTTTTATACAGGTAGTACTGAAGTATTTATAACTGGTGGAACATACTCTAATGGTACAGCTGAATTTACTAACAATACTGGTGGTACATTCAATGTAGATGGTTTTTATACTGGTAGTACTGAAATATTTATCACTGGTGGTACTTATAACCAAAGTAATGGTACAGCTGAATTTACTAACAATACTGGTGGTACATTTAACGTAAATGGATTCTTAACTGGTTATACAAATTATTATACAACTGGTGCAACTTTAAATGGTACTACACTTAACTTTAATAGAACGGATACTTTGTCAGCTTATACTGTTAATTTAAGTTCTTTAGGTGGTTCAATTAATTATGCTAATGTTATATTCGTTGATGCTACTAATGGTAATGACAGTACTGCTATTACAGGTAGGTTTGATAAACCATGTCAAAGTATATACCAAGCCTCATATTTAGCTTCATTAATCTCAAAAAGTTCAACAAGTAAAGCATTAATTTATATTAGAAAAGGTGGGTATTACTGGAATGGTGCTCTACAAAACTACTTGGATTACTACTCTGAACCTGGTGTTGTATTTACTGGTGGTAGGGTTACTGACCAATCTTATGGTGCAGTTGTAAGTAATTTTTATGGGTATTCAATATTTTCAAATACTGATGTGTATATATCGGCAGCCTCAACAGTTAATTTTGAATTTGATTCTATGTCAAATAGTGGGGCTGCAATGTTAATAATACCATTATCAGGTATTGCAAATGTTACGGTAAAAGCTAATTATATTTATGCGTCAACTTCTGGTACTGGATATGGGTTTACTATACGAAATAAGGCTAATGTAACTATGAATGTTTCTAGGGATATTGAAGCGGTTCATAGTACACTTTCAGTTATTAGTCATAGTGGTGATATTGTTATTAATTGCCCAAAAATATATTTAGGAACTGGTAACATATATGGTGGTAATTTTAAACAAGCTTTAATACTTTATTCAACAAATACTGATTCTAAAATTATAATAAATGGTGATTTAGTTAATAAAGATACAATTTATTATGGTGGAATATCAAGTATGCTTACTTTTTGGGGTGGTGTACAAGGTACTGTAATTATTAATGGTAATATTATTGGTAATGGTACAGTTGGTACTTATTTAAATGGAAGTAGTTCAACTGGTAAATTAGTTGTTAATGGTAGTGTTTCTAGTAATTTAACACCAATTAACTTAAATGGTTCAAGTAGTTATTATTTTAAAAATGGTACAATATATAATACTAATACATATTCTGGTTATGCTGGGTCACCAGCTGTGGCGATATTAGGCACATGTTATGTTTATTTCAATAATGTTAATTTTTATAATGGTGCTGACACAACAAGTGCTATTGATATAAACTCAGCAACATGTTTTGTACATGTTTATAATTCACTAGCATCGGGTAATGGATTGGTAGGTTATTTTATGTATACTGGTACTCCTGGTGTGACTGTACAAATACATAACGTTAGGTCAACAAAGGCATTACATGTAAACGTTGTTGATGGTTTAACACCAACAGGGTTAATTATTGATACAGCATTAAAACTTCCAATTTTTTAAATTATGAATAGTACAATTTTATATGGTAGTAATTTACCCGAATTAACAAACATACTAATGGGTATGGTAACAATGTCAGATAATACATTATCTCAATTTAATAGTAATATTAATGACTTATCTGATTCAGATAAATTTATTATAAATGAATTTACAAATTTAACAAGTTTTAATGCTATGGTTAATATTAACAACACTCTAATATATTTTGATTGCACTATGGTTACACCAAATAATGTTTTAGATGAAATAGTTGATATTGATTATCTAACTTTAAATGCAAATGATACAACAATTATTAATAATTTTATCACTTTAATTAGAAAATTAAGTAATATATAAAATAATAAGATATTTATATAAAAAAGGAAAAAAAATGGGAAGAATAATTCAACAAAACAATGGTAAAACAACTGTATATATTACAGGTGAGAATATTAATAATATACCAGTATCAACTAACACATATTATTTAGGTGTTGATTTAACCACAGGTTTATATGAAAAATTAAATCCTAGTGGTGCTATCATTAACCTTGAGTCTTCAGGTGGTGGTTCATTTACTGGTGGAACTGTTAATGGTGCTACAAACTTTACAAATGGTTTAAGTGCAAATACTTTTTCGGCAACAACTTATCTTAATTTACCTGGTGATAGTGTGGAAGTTACTTATTCAGAACTTGTTGATAAAATAACAGGTGAAACTTTGTCTACGGGTAGTTACTATATTATAACTGATTTCCAAACTTGCTATGACCAACCAGATTTTGATTACAACGGTGGTCCGATAATATCAGGAAATTATAAGCAAGGTCCAGTAGAACCTATTATTGTTTTTGCTACCAGTGCTAATACTATTAGTTCTATCGCATATCAATCAGCTTACCCTAATGATACAATCAAATATGATTGGTCTTGGGATATGACAGAAGTGACCAATGGAGCTGCATTTGGTAGAATTACAGAGCGTGTTGATGAATTTAACAATAGAACTGATTATGACCATAGAAATATACTATTTAAAAGATATAGATTATTTACTCAAAGAGAAGGTTTAAGAATAAATGGTACAATACAACTATTGGGTGACGGTACCGTTAATGGAACTGACACTACATTTACAGGTTTGACAGTTGGTGATGTGATTTATATACCATCAACCAACCCTAGTTTTTATGAAATTTTAAGTATTTCTGGTGACACATTAATGTCAGTTTCAGGTGATACAATAGGTTCAGTAGGTCTAGGTACAGTAATTTACAAAACAATAGAAGAAACTAATGATAGTAATGGTTATTTTAGCTTTAAAAGAACAAATGTTAAAACAGATGATTTTATCGAATACACAACATTTGGAGATGCAACATCAAATGATTACGCTAAAAATAACTATATAGGAAACTACGCAAACAACTACACAAATATCGATAGTGGAACTTTCATATTAGCAAACAATGTATTTTTAGAAGGACAATATGAAAGTAATAAATTTGGTGATTATTGTTATAACAACACATTTGGAACCGACAATCAAAATAACGTTTGGGGGGATTGGTGTTATGAAAACGTATCAGTAAACGATATTGATGATTGTATTATAGGTCATTATTTTAATCGTAACTTAATAAATGCAAATTTAACCTCTAACCATATTGGTAATGATTTTAATAATAACCGATTATTGAATGAGAATGGTACTGATTTTGAAGACAACATTATTGGTAATGGTTTTAGTGACAATCTTATTTATTCTGGGTTTTATAAAAATAAAATATTAGATAACTTTAATAATAATGTAATTGGTGACTTTGGTAACCTAGATAATTTTGAATTCTATAGAAATTATATTCGTAATAATTTTAACAACAATATCATAAGACAAGATTTCCAAAACAATCAAATAGGTACAAACTACCAACAGAATACTATTAATGGTGATTCTCAAGGTAACACAATACTGAATGGGTTTAATAATAATACTATTGGTAGTTATTTTAGTGTAAACGATATTGGTGACGATTTTAATAATAATACAGTTAATGATAGTTTTAATGAAAATACTACTAAATACAGTTTTTATAATAATGTTATTAGTAATCAATTTAATACCAACGATATAGGTACAAACTTTTATAATAACAACCCATCTAATTTAGATTTATTTGGGTGGAACGACTTATCAACAGTATCAACAAGAACATATGATACTTTTTATAATTCACTTAATGGTGATTTTGGGAAAATTTTAGGTAAAGAACTTGTGATGGAGGTTACATCAACATCACAATATTTCAAGATTAAATTTACACAATGGTCAACTAACGACAATGGATTTCAATACACAAGAGAAGAAATTGATTCTTCTGGTAATACTTTAGGTCCTGTTATAACATTCACTTTAGTTAATGGTGGAACTGACGTGGATTACATTGTTCCAGGTGATGTAGAAATAACAAGAAGTGGTACTGACCCTATTTATAATTCTTTTGCTGAACCTGGTTGGGGTAGTTCAGTTTCACCAAGTGGTACATCATGGAACTCAATCTATACAGAACCTAATAATGGGTTAAATTTCGCCTACAATAAAATAGGAAATGAGTTTCAAAATAACACAATAGGAAATGATTTTGGTTTCGGAGGCAGTCAGAATCAGGGTAATGTAATAAACGAAGCTTTTCAATTTAATACGATTGGAGGATTTATGTACAATAATGTTATAGGTAATGACTTTACCAATAATACAATTGGTGATAACTTTGAAAACAACGCAATTAAAAATTATTTCGCAAGCAATACAGTTGGTGATGTTTTTGAGAGCAACACAATTGGTGATTTTTTCAACACCAACACAATTGGTGATAATTTTGAGAGCAACACCATTAAAAATTATTTCATAGGAAACTCTATAGAAAATGGTTTTGAAAGTAATGAAATCGGTAACTATTTTGGGAATGATGGTTCAGGCATTGGAGCGCCAGTTCAAAATATTATTTTTGATGATTTTAAATACAACAATATTGGTAATTTCTTTGGTAATGACACTAATTTCCCTTCAGTTGGTGGTGGTACAAACGGTGACGGTGGAAACATCATAAACACTGGCTTCCAATTTAACGTGATTGGTGATAATGTGTTATTTAACGCACTAAACCTAAACTTCACCAATAATAAAATTGGAAACGACTTTTGGTTTAACGTATTTGGTCAAAACACATCAGATAATACAATAGGTAATTTATTTGTTGGTAACTCAGGTATCAGTGGATTCCCAACTGAAATTGGTGATAATTTTATATCTAATAATTTGGGTAACTACTCATCATTTAACGAAATTGATACAAACTTCCAATATAACAAAATAGGTCATTTCTTTGGTAACGCTGGTAGTGGAACACAAAACATTATTTCTACTGGATTTACCAATAACAACATCGGTAATTACTTTGGTGATGACGGTTCTAATACTAGTGGGGGTAATAATATTGGGGTTAACTTTACATTGAATAAAATTGGTTCTCTTTTCTATTCCAACACTATTGGTGATGACTTCAACAACAACATAGTGGGTAATGAATCTGATAATAACACTGTGGGTACTAACTTTAGTAAAAACAATATAAGTAATGGGTTTTTCAATAACAACATCGGTAATTACTTTTTTATCAACACAGTGGGGGATAACTTCAACGGTAACACGGTGGGTAATTCCACTTTTTCCAACACAGTGGGTAATGACTTTTTTATCAACACAGTGGGGGATAACTTCAGAAGAAACCAAATTGAGTGCTCACCAAGTAGTATAGATTTCACAACGGGACCAGCAACTCACGTATACGGTGATTATAACTGTATAATATTCAAAAGACCTGATAGTACATTAAGATTATCTTACTACGATAACTCAGATGTATTAAACATAACAAACATTGACGCATAATAATAAGAAAATTAAAAAATAAAAATAAAATGGCAAGTGCAAATTTTAATAAACAAATACTTTCATCAAATTATAAAAAACAAAATACTGAATATTTTTTAGATGATGTAATAACAAAAGGTTTTAACGGCCCTTATTCATATAACTTTACTGATGAATCCCAAGTCCCTAACGGTGTAGCATTAGACGGAGATAGATTAAAAATAGCGGAAAGATTAACTTTTGTTTTGTCAATAACAGTAAATGCTAGAGATAAAAAAAATAACCCTATATCTGCTATAGCAACAACAAACGTAACTATTGACACCACAAAAGATTATGCTAAAGAGGTGGAAATTCTATTGGACAATCCAGAAATAACTCAAAAAGTAACTAACACTAAAAACGATTGGTCTAAAATCATAAATCGTGGTACTAATGAAAAGGTTGATGGTGGTATAAAATATACAGGTGGGGATGTAGTGAGTCCAAATTAACCAGTATGGTATTTACATCAACACATATCTGTAAAGGCTCTGAAATTAATGTTCATAACAATGTATTTGGTGATAAATTTAAAAAAATTAAAGATAACTAATTTGGTAACTTGTTTACCTACTTATAAAAAAAAAGATAATGCCAAATAATAAACTAATATTAAGGAGTATAAATAGTCCGTGGATAACACCATTTAACGATATTACTACAGGTAGTGTATTATCTTGGGCTGACGTTGATAACAACTTTATATACTTAAAGGGTGAACTTATATATTCAGGGCAAACCTCTGGTACTAATTTAATTTTAAATAAAATTAATGGTAATAATATATCTATTGATTTAACTCAATTTGAAGCTGAAGGTAATAGATGGCATATACCATCTGGTACAACGGTAGAAATTGCTACTGATTATCAAAGTTTTATTTTTGGTGACTTATATATTGAAGGGTTACTTAAATTGAATGACGGTGCTCAATTAGTTGTATTAAACGGTGATATTATACTTAGTGGTGGTAGTATTAGTGGTAATGGTACAACATTATTAATTGAGTTACCTCAATTTGATACGGTAGTTACTGGTGGTACATATTCTAACGGTACAGCTACATTTACTAATAATAGTGGTGGTACATTTAATATAAATGGATTTTATACTGGTAGCACTGAAATATTTATCACTGGTGGTACTTATAACCAAAGTAATGGTATTGCTACATTTACAAATAACACTGGTGGTACATTTAATGTAAATGGATTCTTAACTGGTTATACAAATTACTATACAACTGGTGCAACATTGGTTGGTTCCGTTGCTTATTTTGATAGGACGGATGCATTATCAGCATATACATTAGATTTATCATCAATAGATTTTACTGGAAATACATCTGGTAATTGTATTGGTGATTTATGGGTTTCAAATCTTCACGGTTGTTCACCAATTACAATTCACGATTCAATACAATCATCAGTATCAACGGCCAGTGGTGATTATTCATTTGCATTTGGTTCTGGTACAATAGCTAGTGGTCAAATATCACATGCCGAAGGTATTCAAACTACAGCAAGTGGTGATTATTCACATGCTGAAGGTAATTTAACAGTGGCTAGTGGTCAATCATCACACGCAGAAGGTTATTTTTCAACCGCTAGTGGTGATTATTCACACGCCGAAGGGTTTGGTTCAACTGCTAGTGGTGAGTTTTCACATGCTGAAGGTAGACAATCCACAGCTTCTGGTGGTGGTGCATCACATGCTGAAGGTCTTTTAACAATGGCTACTGGTGAATCATCACATGCTGAAGGTTATGTATCAACAGCTAGTGGTATTGCATCACACTCTGAGGGTTCTAACACTATTGCTAATGCTATTGCATCACATGCTGAGGGTAATGTAACAACAGCTAGTGGTACAGCGTCACACGCTGAAGGTAATTTAACAACTGCTATTGGTAATTATTCACATGCTGAAGGTTTTACTACAAAGGCAATCGGTGACACATCACATGCTGAAGGTATTTTAACTACCGCTAGTGGTAATTATTCACATGCTGAAGGTCAATCAACAACAGCTACTGATGCTAATTCGCATGCTGAGGGTTTTAGTACAATAGCTAGTGGTACTAATTCACATGCTGAAGGTGCAAATACAATTGCTAGTGGTAATACATCACATGCTGAAGGTCTTCAAACAATAGCTGGTGGTACATATTCACACACTGAAGGTGGTTTTACAACAGCTAGTGGTAATTATTCACATGCTGAGGGTAGTAAAACAACAGCTAGTGGTCAATATTCACACGCTGAAGGTGATAGAACGATAGCTAGTGGTGATACGTCACATGCTGAGGGTAGAGCTACAACTGCTAGTGGTTTGAATTCACATGCTGAAGGTGGTTTAACAATTGCATCAAATACAGCATCACATGCTGAAGGTTCAGGTACAGTTGCTAGTGGTTTGAATTCACATGCTGAAGGTAGTAGAACGATAGCTAGTGGTAGTAATTCACACACTGAAGGTAGTGGTACAATGGCCAGTGGTGATACAGCACATGCTGAAGGTATAAGTGTAAGAGCTTATGGTCAAGGTTCGCATGCAGAAGGTAGAGCTACAACCGCTAGTGGTAGTTTTTCACATGCCGAAGGTGTTAATACAATAGCTAGTGGTAATTTTGGTTCACACGCTGAGGGTGATGCAACAATAGCTAATGGTATTGCTTCACACGCTGAGGGTAATTTAACAACAGCTAGTGGTCAAAATTCACACGCTGAAGGTTACACTACGACTGCTAGTGGTTATGCATCACATGCTGAGAATGTAAGTACAAGAGCAACTGGTAGTGGTTCACATGCTGAAGGTAATGGTACAACATCATTTGGTCAAAATTCACATGCTGAGGGTCTTGTTACAACATCTGTTGGTAGTTGGTCACATTCTGAAGGTAGATTAACAACAGCTAATGGACTTGCATCACATACTGAAGGTAATTATACAATAGCTGGTGGTAATACAGCTCATGCTGAAGGTTCTGGTACAACTACATCAAATATGGCAGCACATGCTGAAGGTTATTTAACAATAGCTAGTGGTTATGTATCACATGCTGAAGGTCAACAAACAACAGCTAATGGTTCTCGTGCACACGCCGAAGGTATTTATACAACAGCAAGTGGTACTTATTCACATGCTGAAGGGTATCAAACAAATGCTAGTGGTAATACATCACATGCTGAAGGTACTGGTACAATAGCTGGTAATTATGTGTCACATTCTGAAGGTCATTATACAAAAGCAATGGGTTCAAATTCACATGCTGAAGGTGCAAATACAACAGCTAGTGGTACTGTTTCACATGCTGAAGGTACTGGTACAATAGCTAGTAGTTATAATTCACATGGTGAAGGTTATTATACAATCGCTAGTGGTACTGCATCACATAGTGAGGGTTCAAATACAACAGCTAGTGGTAGTTATTCACATTCTGAAGGTTATTTTACAAAAGCTCTTGGTAATTTCGGTTCACATGCTGAAGGTTTTTATACAACAGCTAATGGTAATGGTTCACACACTGAAGGTTCAGGTACAACCGCTAGTGGTAAATATTCACATAGTGAAGGTGCCCTTACGACAGCTAGTGGTGATTATTCACATGCTGGTGGTCTTAATTCAATAGCTAGTGGTGATGGTTCATTTATACATTCATCAGGTTCAACTGTAAGTGGTGCACGTAGTGTGGTATTGGGTGGTCAGAATATTACTGGCGCAACGGCTGACACTGTATATGTACCTAAATTAAATATAAACACAGCACCAGCGAATGATAATTCATTAACTGATGTGTTGGTCAGAGCAAGTGATGGTGAAGTTAAATATAAAATAATACCTTTGTCAACATCTTATGGGTTATTTGCTCAAACAGCAACTGGACCAAGTGTAACAGGTATTGCTAAACAAAGTATTATAGGTACAGGAGTAGGTACTTTATCAGTTCCAGCAAATGGATTTTCTATTGGTGATTCTTTTACTGCGGCCTTAGATGGACAACTATCATGTTTAGGTTCAGCAAGATTACATATTCACGTTGAAACATTGGCAGGAGTAGTTCTTGCAGATACGGGTGAAATTGCAATGGAAACAACTACCTCAAAAGCGTGGTTATTAACTTTGTATTTTACAATTAGAAAAATAGGTGGGGTAGGTGTTGCATCTATTTCATCGGGTGGTTTATTTTCTTATATTAAAAATGCTGGAACTAATTTTGAAGGATTTGTATTAAGTAATATTAATACTACAACTTTTGATACAACCGTAGATAATACATTAGTTATTACTGTTCAATGGAATACAAGTAGTGCAAGTAATACTATTCAATCATATAACTTCATCTTACAAAAAGTATATTAAAAAAAAATTATGAAAAAATTAACAAGTGGCGATATCGCTTTAACTAAAATTGTTCGTGCAACATTTTTAAATGACAAATGGGTAATATTAGTAACAGATACTAATAATTACCTATACAATGTATCATTCACAGGTTTAGAATCTGATGATAACAATACAATATTATCTAATACACACACAGCTTTATTAGATGTTGATAAATATGAAGTACCAGTTTTACCAGTTGATGTTACTAGGGAAGATATAGTAGGTTCAACACCGAAACTGTAATTTAATATTTATTTTTATTATATTTTTAATATAATAAACTTATGAATTATATTAAGTTTAATTATAAAACAACATTACCTAAAGAGGCAAATGCCCCATCAGTAACTATTGGTGGGGATTTACTTGTTGAATATGATGTAACATTTTATGTTGTAAAATCTGATGGTATGGAAAAAGTAAAATCAGTTAAATGTAAAACTGGTGAAACGGTATATTCAAATATAGCGCAATGGTATATGAATTGGTATACAACTGTTCACCATGATGGGTTATTAGTTGCTGAAAATAGTTTTAACCCAAAGAATTCAGTTGTTTTTATAAAATTAGATGCGTATGCTTTAGGTGATAATATTGCTTGGGTACCATATATTGAAGAATTTAGAAAAAAATATAACTGTGTTTTAATTTGCTCAACTTTCTATAATGATTTATTTAAAGATATTTACCCAAATATTTTATTTGTAGCGCCGAACACAAATGTTGATAATATCTATGCTCAGTATTACATAGGTGCATCTAATGATGGTAATCAAAAATATTCACCTGTGGTGGTTGATGAAATGCCATTACAATATGTTGCATCATCAATATTGTATTTACCAATGGTTGAGATAAGACCAGAATTGGAAAAACAATTAAGAGATATGAAATTCAATAGAAAATACGTTTGTATTTCTGAATTTGCAAGTCATGAAAAAAAACATTGGAAATGTGAAAATGGGTGGCAAGATGTTGTTGATTATCTAAATTCAATTGATTATGATGTATTTGTTATATCTAAAGAACCAACTAATCTTACAAATGTAACTGATTTAACTGGTGATAGGTCAATACTTAATCGAGCTCAAACATTACGAAATGCTGAATTTTTCATGGGTGTTAGTTCTGGGTTGTCCTGGTTGTCTTGGGGTGTTGGTACTCATACATTTTTAATTAGTGATGTTACCCAAATGAATCATGAATTTCAATCTAATGTCACTAGAATATCAGCTAATCCAACTTTAACAAATGTTAATTATTATGCACCATTTGTTACTAAATCAGAAACTGTTATTAATTCCATAAAAAAATACTTAGAAAGTAAAAGTTAAAGATATTTATAATAAAAAACTTTATGGATTTCTATATAAATAAAAATTCTACTTTACCAATAATGAAACTTGATGTTGTTCAAGATGGTAGATATGATGTGAAAAAAATATATGAACTGATACAAAATTCAAATATGTATTTTTCTATGTCTGAATTGGAGACTGGTGTTAAAGTAATTGGTAAAAAACCAGCACTTTGTATTGCCAAACCATCTGACTGTGGTTATGATGAATATTATATAGCATATAAATTTTCAGAAAGAGAAACAAAAAAACCAGGTACCTATGTTGGTCAATTTACTATTGAGTTTTTAGATGGTTATGGTACTTTAATTATGCCTATTAGAGAAGAATTATACATACATATTTTAGACGGTAGTATTAAAAAATAACCTTTTTGTTGCATTTTTAATCTTAAATTAGTAACTTTGTTAACCGTTTGGAAAACGGTTAAAAAATAAAATACCCTTAATCTGTTGTTTTAATTTATTTTACCCCATATATTTGTATAAATAATATCTTATGAGTAAAATAAATTTTGAAGAAATTGAATCATTTCTAGAGGGTAGAGACCCACAAAAATATATTATTGCTATCGAATCTAATTATAGTGAGAACTATGTTGATTTAGTAATTAATGACCCTGAAACTGGTAAAAGACTTGAGCGACATAATTATAAACCATTTGTTTGGTTAAAACAGGATGTCTCAAATATTTTATATGGTGGTAATAAAACTAGGTTAAGAGAAGCCAGAGCTAAATTCAGTATTAGGTTAAAATCATTAAGAGTTAGTGATGAAAGTGGTTTTACACCAGACCGAATGGAAAATGGTTATAAATTTATGGCTGAAACGTCAAATGGTTATAGTAGTTTAATTGCATTCTTTAAAGAAGGTGGTGTTGATATATGGGGTGATAAATATAAAGGTTTATTTTTAGCATTACCACCATCTGAACAATTTCTAATACAAACTGGTAAGCGTTTATTTAAAGGTATTGATGATTATAATGGGTTGCATAGATTGCAATTTGACTTGGAAACTGCTGGTTTAGATGCTAGCAGACATGAGATTTTCCAAGTCGGTGTAAAAGATAATCATGGGTTTGAAATCATATTAGAAACCAAAGGTGATACACCAAAAGAACGAAGAGAATCTGAAAAAGAAAATATTATCGAAATGTTTAAGATAATAGATAGGTTAAAACCAGATTTGATTACAGCTTATAATTCTGAAAACTTTGACTGGCCATATATCGAAAGACGATGTGAAAGATTATCAATTGATTTTACTCAAATCGTTAAAACATTAAGTCCTAATTCTAAAATAAAAAGAAAGGATTCCCAATTAAAATTAGGTCAAGAAACTATTAACTACCTACAAACTTATATGTGGGGTTATAATATCTTGGATATCTCACATGCTGTTCGTAGAGCACAAGCAATTAATTCTGATATTAAACAATGGTCATTAAAATATATTACTAAATTCTCTAAAGTAGCAAAAACAAATCGTGTTTATGTTCCAGGTGATAAAATCAATTATACATGGGCTGACAAAAGAGATTATTGGTTTAATAATGAAGATGGTTCTTGGGGGTTATTGGATACGTTGCTAGATAAAGAAAGTAATTTATCAGATGAAACTGTGAATAAATTACTCAATGACGGTGGGTTAACTAGAGTTAAAGGTGATTACATAGTTCAACGTTATTTATTAGATGACCTTTGGGAAACAGAACAAGTAGATTATATCTACAATCAAGCATCATTCTTATTGGCTAAGATTTTACCAACTTCGTATATGCGAAGTTCAACAATGGGTACTGCTGGTCAGTGGAAATTAATTATGGCTGCATGGTCATATGAGAATGGTTTAGGGATTCCTAGTCTTCAACCAAAAAGAGAATTTACAGGTGGTTTATCTAGATTATTAAAAGTTGGTTATGCTGGTAATCGTGGAGTTGTTAAGTTTGACTTTGCAGCCCTATATCCTAAAACACAATTAACTTGGGGTATATTTCCTAATCTTGATATTACTGGTGTAATGGAAGGGTTATTAACATATGTTGTTGATAAACGTGATGAGTTTAAATTCTTAACTGGGGAGCATAAGGATGAATCTAAGCGACTAAAAGAGTTGTTGGATACCAACATGGGTAAATTAACACCAGAGCGCATTGATAAGGCTAAATCAATGATTACTATTGAATCTAAGAAGAGTTCAGATTACGATAAAAAACAATTACCACTTAAGATACTAGCTAACTCATGGTTTGGTTCATATGGTGCACCTTATTTGTTCCCATGGGGTGATACAGATTGTGCTGAAGAAACAACATGTAGAGGTAGACAATCATTAAGACTTATGGTTAAATTCTTTAAGGGTAAATATGATTTTGAACCTTTAGTATTAGATACCGATGGTTGTAACTTTATTATTCCAGAAAATATTAATGATATTAAATATATTGTTAAAGCGAGTCATTGGAAAACTGAAAAGTATGAACCAGGAACTGAATTAGTAGGTTTGGATGCTACATTGGCTGAATTTAATGAGACATATATGGAAGGTCGTATGGGTCTTGATATAGATGATATTTACGATGCATCAATTAATTTCAAAAGAAAGAATTACGCAAACAAAATTGATGGTAAAATCAAACTTGTTGGTAATAGTATTAAATCAAAATCAATGCCTGTATATATAGAAGAATTTATAAATGGGGGTATTACTTTATTACTTGATGGTAAAGGGTATGAATTTATAGAATTGTATTATGATACTGTGAATAAGATTTATAATTATCAAATACCAGCATTGAAAATAGCATCAAAATCTAGAATTAAAATGACATTAAACAATTATAAAAATGTTTATTGTGGTGAAAAGAATAAAGCTGGAAATTCAAAATCAAGACAAGCCCATATGGAACTTGCAATTACAAATGATTTGAAAGTTGATATAGGTGATGTTATTTACTATATCAATACTGGTACTGCTAAATCACATAGTGATATCAAAGCTACAAAAAATAAAGAAACTGGATTAGTTGAAGTTGGTTTTAATTGTCAATTAATACCACAAGAACAAATTGATAAAAACCCAGAGTTATTAGTTGATGATTATAATGTTGCTAAGTATTTGGAAGCTTTAAATAAGCGAATAGAATCATTATTAGTTTGTTTTGATACTGATATCAGAGATAGAATATTGATTAGTGTTGAGAAAGATAAGAAAACTAAATTAATGCGACTTCAACAACGAAGTGTTTTTACTGAATCTGAATGTCAACTTGTATCTGGTAAACCATTAGAAGATGGTGACCAAGATGATTATGAAGAAGATTTAATGAGATTAGAGGATAGAGAAATTAAATTCTGGATTTCAGTAAATAAAATACCTAATTTTATTAATGAGGGTGATTGGTTATTACTTACTGAAGATTACATTGAGAGAATGCGAATAGCAAAGGAAGAAGGTATTAAAGAAGAAAAGAAAGAGGTTTTAAATCTATTAAAAAGAATGGAGACTTCTGATTACCATAAAATGATTAATTATAATAAATTACCTTTAAGATTAGAATCTATTATCGAGGTTACCAAAGAACATTTAGTATCTATAAAATGGGATGAACCGTTATTTAAATCAACTGTATTGTTTGATTATGAAGATGATGCAAAAGAAAGGGCTTTGTGGTATAGTTCAGTAGAACATGGTGCTGATAATATGTATGAGATGTGGTTAGATTATAAAGCTGAAATGGAAGCTATGTCTGGTGAAACAATGGAAAAAGAACTTAGGGATTTGGGGTCAACCATATATAATGAAGAAGTGTATAAAGAACATGAGAAATATATGAATGAAGAATTTCCACCTAGTGAAGATAAAATTTCGATTGATGACGATGGTAACGATTGGAACTTCTAAAAATAGAAAAGGGACTTCAGAGTCCCTTTTTTTATTTCATGTAAAAACCCATTGGTCTGAATTTTAATGCTCGGTTTAAGTATTCAGCTTCATTTGCAGCTCTTTCTAATTGTGTTGTACTAGATAACCTTGCTAATCTTTCATCTAACCTTTCTAGTATAGTTCTTCTTTCTTCATTACCTTCAGATAATAATGAATCATAATCCATTGTCTTTTCAGCTTCTGGTGGTCCAACAACTCCCCCGAATTTACCTCTAGTTCTACCTAATGCTCTTTTTGCTTCAGATACAAATAATTGACGTATTAATGTTCTAGTTGGTTCGTTGAACTTAGCGAAATCTAATTTAGAAAGTGGAACATCATTTGGTGACATGATAATATCAGGGTTTTGTAATCTACATTCCTCTGGGTTATCAGTATCATAATAGTAATACCAAACTTGGCAACCAGTTAAATTAATTCCACCACCAACACCTTGATTTCCTATAGCACCACCAAAACTAAATTTAGAACCTGGTGTACTTAATAAATGTAGTAATCTAGTTCCATCTGGACCTTTAGTTATTTTATAAACTAACTCACTTCTTAAAATTCTATTCTTTATGTTCATGTCAGATGCGGTCAATAAAATGTCATATGCTGGTGCGATAAAATAACCACCCATACCAGCACCACCCATACCAGCACCCATGGCACCACCACCAGAACCCATTTGAGCGAATCCACCACCTAAACCATAGTTAAGACCACCATAGTTGGCAAATAAAGCCCTGTCTGTTGTTGGTGGTGTTACCCATAATACTTCATTAACTTCTCTACCAGCTGGAATCTGATAAACTTGTCTACCAGCTTCTACATTTATATAATCTTTTTTAAGTTCCCATGGACCTCTGGTTTGTAGCCCAACTTGTTTTGAATATGCATAAGTATATTGTGTTGAGAAATCTAAACTTCTAACACTTAAGGCAAATGCCATATCAATTGTATCAACATCTTTACCCAATAATGACATCCATTGATGTTCAATTAACCATTCTTGAGTGTATTGTGCATAATCTTCTATTGCAATTTCAAGTAGTACACAAAGTTGGTCATCGTCAAGTTCAATCTTACGATTAGGCCAACCCATAGACACCCTGAATTGTTCAAATATTTTTAATTTTTCGTCTTCATTTACTGCCATGATATCTGATTTATATATAAATATCTAGCAATACTATAATCATCAATTAAGCATTTAAAAATTTTAAAGTTAATTTGTAAGCTTCAGCTATTGTTTTGAATGAAGATTCTGGTGCTAAGATTGTTTTATTAACTAAAACAACTGGAACTGACTCTTGTTTAGTCAATTCAAATATCTTTCCAATCTCTTTTTCATTCTCATCAGCCATAACATCGACATAAGTATATTCAATACCGTTTGTATCAAATAACCCTTTTAATTCTTGACAATAAGGGCAATCTTCAAATCCATATAATTTTACCATTTTTATTCTATTTTATCTTCTATTATATAATCCACAATTTCATCAACTGCGGTTGTATTATTATCATTTCTTGACATAATTTGATTAATTATGCTTTTCTTCCTATTCAAGGTATGCCACATTGTACTAACTATTGTGTTCTCAAATAAGTTATAATAAACTGTAACATTATTTTTTTGACCTAGACGGTAACAATTATGTACATTATAATTACCCACTACAAATGAGTGGTCATCTTCAACTGATAAATCATATACACGCTCATATCCTCGTTTTGGTTTACTAATATGTAGTGATTTTATTGGGTATATAATATATTCACCTTTTTTAACTATTTTATTTAATTTATTATCCACATTAGTTGAACACTCGCTTTGGTAATATTCTAACCCGTTAAGAGTTTTAATAGAAAATCTAACATTGTGGTTTAAATTGGCATTGTATCTAACTAATTCAGACCCTAATCTAGTTGATGCTGTAACATTTTGTTGTATATTTTTTCGTTCATAACCATCACCATGATTAAAACCATTTAATAGTGATTGTAACTGTTCATCATTTAATTCATCAACCCATTCTGGCATTTTTTTATTTTTAACACCCTTTCCAAACCATTTATTAAAATTAATTGCTAGATTTTTAGAATATATACTACATGTTTTTACATTATTTTTATCGGTATATTCACCATGATTATCTATATTAAATGAATTTTTAAATATATCTATTATATATTTTGCAGCATCATACATTTTATTATTATCAATTTTTTGACATATATTAACACTAGCACCCTTGTTCTTATTATTATCAATAGCCCAACCTTCTGCGATAAAAAATCCAAACGCATATAATAATTCATTAGTTAATTCAACTTTATCAACCATATTTACCAATCTACCATTTTTTTGTTCAACATTAAAATTATTAATGAACGTATCACTAATATAGTTAGTTACATCTAAATATTCTTTTCTTAAGTTAGGTTGTTTGTTTGATTTTAAAGTTAAGAAATGTTTTTTAATATTTAAATTTTTAGCCTCAATCCATTCAAATGTATTTAATTCAGAATCATATATAAATAATTTATGGTCATCAGTTACTGATAATTCTCTATTGTAACCAAATGCATTAATATCAACTCTAAGTTTTTTTCGTTCTAAATGAGTATGTTTGCCCACAACCTTTTTAAAATTACCTAAATGTGTATAAACTATATCACCAATTTCAATATCTTCAATTTTTTTATAACCATAATTAGTCATAACTAATTGCCCCCCAAAAATACATCTATCTTCAGCCTGTTCTGAATTACCAGGTACCCAATCAAATGAATTAAAAATAACATATGTTGCCCTTGTTAATGTAATTGCAACACCAGCTGATATAATATTACCTATAAATACCATTGGTCCACCTTCCATTTGGAATTTATCTACTGATTTTTGTTTTTCTTTTTCATTCATTTCACCGTAATGAATAACGCAATTATTACCATAGTGTTCAGCTAGAGCATGTAATTCATCAGTAAAACATGTGAAGATAACTACCTTATGACCTTGCTCAATCACTTCATTAACTAATTCAATAGTTTCTGGTATAGTTTCCATTGCGATATATTTTCTTAGTAAACCTAATTCAACTAAATCTCTTTGTATGGTACCTTTTTTCTTTTGCTTTTTCCTTTCAAGTAGATAATCTTCCCATAGTGAGTCATATTCTAGTTGTTGTTTATTTGACATTTTAAAATAATTCGGAACTCGTATTTTATCTGGCATATCTAAAACTTCATCTTTCATTCTTCTTAATAAAAGATTCCTAGTTTTGATAGATAATTCATCTAAATTTGATGCACCATTGGTAATCCAAATTTTTCTTTTTGTTCTATTCTTTAATGTTGTTGTAATTTGTTTACCTTCACAATATCTTTGAGCATAGAATTTCCAATTATCAACTAATGGTGATTTAATTAATCGTAATAAGTTATAAAAGTCCATAGGTCTGTTTGCTACAGGTGTTCCTGATAATAACCAAACTCGTTCAATTCCATAATCTACACAAAGTTCAGTCATAATAGCACCACGAATACTTTTATGGTTTCTAAGGTTATGAGCTTCATCTATAATACACAAATCAAAATTAGAGTTAACTAAATCTCTAATCGGTGGCATACCATCATTTTTATCATCTTTTAATGTATGGAAATTTTTCAATATATCAAAGTTAATTATTGTAAACTTTGCGTGTGACCATCTCGAACCACTGATTATCGTAATATCTTCTTCTTGTAAATAATTAATTTCTCTTTGCCAGTTTATTTTTGCTGATGATGGGCAAACAATTAATATTTTTTTAGCACCACTTTCAATAGCAGCCACTATTGATTGCATTGATTTACCTAAACCCATATCATCAGCTAGTATTGCACCATTTCTAGTCAATAAGAATTTTATACCTGATTTTTGATGGTCTAATATTTTTCTACCAACTTTACCTTCTGAATCAATAAAGCTGTCTAGTTTCTCATATTTTTCAAAATCAACATCAATATCACATTCTTGAAAATATGGGTCATCAACTACTTGTGTTTTTGGTAAAAAATACATTCCAGACTTTGCTTGTTTTTTAGTTAATTTACCATATACATGATAAGTCTTTTCAGAATCAGCTAACATAAATTCAATTAAAATCCTTTCTGGTTTGAATGTTAATTTTTCATTTTGTTGTAATGATTCACCTAAGAATTCAGTTATATTAACAATTTTATTAATTAACATAGGTTCTTTATCAAAGTTATCCATTACATATTTACTTTGGGTTGGTGTAAGAATTATTTTACCGTCAGCCAATAATTTTTTTTTCATTTTTTTTATATATGGATTTTTACCTTCATAACCCTTAAGTTTTGAGATTGCTGAATACCCACCTATTTCATCTAAATTTATCAAATCTCATATAGTTAAAATTTAATTGTTATTTGTATCTAAAAATACTATTAAATATAATGATTTTTAAATAAAAATCAAGATTAAATTGACATTTATATTATTTCAAATATTTATCTAAAAAAACTATGTCGAGACCTAGAATAATACCGATAAATAGAAATGCTAAATTTTTTAGTAGAGATGATTTTGATTTAGAAATTAATATGGGTAGAGAGGCTATTGAGGATGATGGTAATTTTACAATCATACTTTATCGTGTTGATAGAACTCTAACTTCATCAGATGATGTTTATGGTGAATCAACTATGGATGGTATTAGATTTTTACCACCTGTTGAGCTTAGAATAGTACCAATATTAAATGAAGCTGAAAATAAAGCTTATAATAGTGGTTCTGGTTCATTAAGATATTTACAAGATGGTCAATTAACTTTTGGTATTTATGATGCACAACTTGCTGAAATGGATGTTGAATTAAGTTTTGGTGACTATGTTGGTTATGCTGTTAATGAAAGTGAAATGAGATATTTTAGTATCGTTAATGACGGTAGAAAAAATTATGATAATAAACATACGATATTAGGTTACAAAGGTGCATTTAGAACTGTACTTTGCGCACCAATAGATTATAATGAATTCCGAGGAGTTTAAAATTTAAAAATAAATTATGGCAAATCTACCTAAAGGATTTAGAAAAGACATAAAGATTACGCATCAACCAATTGGTTTTGAACAAAGACAAGATATGTTGGATGATATTGCTAGAAAGGGAACTTTTCTACCTAGAGGGGTAATGTATGAAGATATGGATTCAACTGTTATTGAATTTATTGAAAAGGATTTATCAATTACAATTGAAGGTGAAAAGGTGCCTGTTTTGTTTTTAACTTTACAAAGATGGTCTGAATTTAGTCAATCTTGGCAATTTGCTGACAAGTATAAAGACATTAAAATGCCATTTATAACGATTGTAAGACTACCAAACCCACAAGTAGGTAGAAATCAAGCTGGGTTATTTAATATACCTGGTAGAAGGTCTTATACGTATATGAAGATACCAACATTTGAAGGTGGTAGAGTTGGTGTTGATACATATAAGATTCCACAACCAACTTCAGTTGATTTAACTTATGAAGTTAGGTTATTCTGTAATAGAATGAAAGATTTAAATCAATTAAATCAATTGGTTCAAAAAATATTTCAATCTAGACAGCATTATGTTCGTGTAAATGGGCATCCAATGCCATTACATTTAGAGAGTATTGGTGATGAAAGTAATATTGATGATTTTGAAAACAGAAGATTTTATGTTCAACCATTTGAAATGGTGCTTTATGGTTATATATTAGATGAAAATGATTTTGAAGTAATACCATCTATTAATAGAATATTTGTTGCAACTGAAATTGATGGTCAAATAAGTAAAGTTAGATTTAAAATATTACCAAGTAGTGTTGATGATGGTGTTATTTATAATTTTATTTTCCAAAAAGGTTCAAACCCATCTCAAAATGTCAATTCATTTTCATTTGTATCTGATTTTGATGGTAGGTTTACTTCAATTGAAAATTTAATCAATATATCCAATATTGAGATTAAATCAAATAATGTGGTAATATTTAATGGTACTACTATTATTGACCCATTAATATTTAATAAATGGGATAATATTACAATAACAATAACTAGGACTGATAATAATGGTAATAGTACATTCAGCTTAATCGGAAACTCATTAAATGGATAATTTTTCACAAGGTAATATAAATATAAATAAAACATTTATAATTAGTAGTACACCAGTTACGCCGTTTAATCCATGTACTGGTATTATAACTGCTGACATAGTTAGTTGTGATAGTATTATTTTTTTTAAAATAAATGTAAAATACAGTCTTATTAATAAAGTCTTTAATATTTATATATAAAATTATATTATGTCTATTTCTTATATTATTAACAACAATGATTCTACATTAACGGGTCAAACCATTTTTGGTGCATTATCACAAGGTAGTGGTGCAACTGCTAGTGGTTTATATTCACACGCTGAAGGTTATTTTTCAACCGCTAGTGGTGATTATTCACACGCCGAAGGGTTTGGTTCAACTGCTAGTGGTTTATATTCACATGCTGAAGGTGCAAATACAATAGCTAGTGGTAACACATCACATGCTGAAGGTAATGAAGTAATAGCTAGTGGTGAGTATTCACATGCTGAAGGTAGTAGAACAACTGCTAGTGGTATTGTATCACATGCTGAAGGTGAGAGTACAACAGCTAGTGGTCAATATTCACACGCTGAAGGTGATAGAACGATAGCTAGTGGTGATACGTCACATGCTGAAGGTTCAGCTACAACCGCTAGTGGTGAGTTTTCACATGCTGAAGGTGAAAATACAACAGCTAGTGGTGAGTATTCACATGCTGAAGGTAGTAGAACAACTGCTAGTGGTATTGTATCACATGCTGAAGGTGTTAGTACAATAGCTAGTGGTGCTGCGTCACACGCTGAAGGTGATAGAACGATAGCTAGTGGTGATACGTCACATGCTGAGGGGTCTTTTACAATTGCTAGTGGTACTTTTTCACATGCTGAAGGTCAAAATACAACAGCTAGTGGTAATTATGGTTCACATGCTGAAGGTCAAAATACAATAGCTAGTGGTGATAATTCACACGCTGAGGGTAGTTATACAAAAGCATTTGGTCAAGCTTCACACGCTGAAGGATATAGTACAACTGCTAGTGGCATTCAGGCGCATTCTGAAGGTTATTTAACAACAGCTAGTGGTTATTATTCACATGCTGAAGGGATTTCAGCAAAGTCTTTTGGTGCTTATTCACATGCTGAAGGTAATGCTACAATAGCTAGTGGTGATACGTCACACGCTGAAGGGTATCAAACAACTGCTAGTGGTTATTATTCACATTCTCAAGGTTATATTACATTAGCTAGTGGTCAAAATTCACATGCTGAAGGTCAGCAAACCTCAGCAACAACATATAATACACATGCTGAAGGTATTGGTACACTTGCTAGTGGTACGGGTTCACACGCTGAAGGTTATGGTACCAAAGCAACTGGAATTAACTCACATTCACAAAATTTATATACAATAGCATCTGGGTTTCATTCACATGCGGGTGGTTCAGGTTCAACCGCAACTGGTATTTCATCATTCGTCCATTCATCTACTTCAACAGTAAGTGGTGATAGAAGTGCTGTTATCGGTGGTGAGAATATAGTTGGCTCAACAGCTGATACAGTTTATATGCCTAAGATTGAATTAGCTGAGGTTGCTGCTTCAATTATAATGAAAAGTCCAGATGGTACAAGATATAAGCTAACCATAGCTAATGGTGGTACAGTATCAGTAACAACTGCTTAAAATATTAACAAATTAAAATAAAGGGTTTAAATACCCTTTATTTTTTTACTCACCATAAAGGTCTTTTGGTTTGACACATTTTTCTTTAATCAATTTTTCCACGTATGCAAACATTTTTAAACCATTTTCTTCACAATAATCTTTAAGGATTTTATGGGTATTAGGTGTTATTTTAAGGTTTTTAGTTCGTTTCATAATCCTTTTTTTTATAAATATGACAAAAGTAAGTTATTTGTCATACTATTTTTTGTTGTAAAACAACAAAAAGAAATTTTTCGATTTTTGTTGTATATTTATTATTAAAACAACGCAAGATAATAATTAATTAAAAAAAGTAAATAATGGCAGAGAAAGTATTCGTCAGTCCAGGTGTCTATACATCAGAAAAAGACTTAACATTCGTTACACGACAAGTGGGTGTAACAACATTGGGATTGGTTGGTGAAACAACACAAGGCCCAGCATTCCAACCTATCTTCGTATCAAACTACGATGAATTTAGGTCTTTCTTCGGTGGCTTAGATGCTACTAGAGTAAAAGATACGGGTGCACCAAAATATGAATTACCATACATTGCAAAATCATATTTATCACAATCTAATCAATTGTTTGTAACTAGAGTATTAGGTTTCTCTGGTTATGATGCTGGTTTAGCTTGGGGTATAACATTAAGTGCGGCTTTAGACCCAAATACAATTGATGTTGTGTCTGCAACTGTATATTCACCATTAATTTCGTTTACTGCTGATTCAACTGGTACTATAACTAGTTTAGTTTCTAGTGATTCAGTTATTCAAAGTTTATGGGATAATGGTTTAATCGGTTTAGATTATTTAGCTGCATCATCAGTTGGTCCAGTTGCTCCAGTTCCTTTAACATTTGAAAAAATAGGTGTTACTTTCCAAGGTGCTGAAATTCCTAATTTCGTTGTAACTTCGATAGTAACAAATACTAATGGTACAACTGGTGTAACATCTGGTGATACTATTGTTTATTCTGGTGCTGGTTATTCTAATGTTGAAAACAAGGTAGTTGCATTATTAAGGTCTAGAGGTAGATACAATGGTTCTGAGCAATTAGTATTCGAAGTTTCTGCAAATACACAAGTTGATTTTGCAACAACACCTTTGAATGCTGAAACAGACCCTTATGGTGATTTCGCAATTGAAGGTACTTCAAATATTTCAGGTATATTTAGATATGATTTATCATTCGATAGAACTAAGAAAAATTATATCACTAGAGTATTGGGTAGAAATGCACAAGACGGTAAAACAGCATTATTTGTTGAAGAAATATATGAAAACATGTTTTCTGATTATGTTACTAATGATGAAGTGTTAGGTATTAACATTACAGATTTAGTTAAATACAATAGAGCATTTGATGATTATAAAAAAGAATTCCAACCAGCGGTAACACCTTGGGTTGTATCTGAACTTCGTGGTTCAAACTTATTAAGATTATTCAGACTTTGGACTATTTCTGATGGTGATGCTGCAAACAAACAATTTAAGATTTCAATTAGAAACATCCAACCAGATGTTAAAGAATTTGATTTAATTGTTAGAAGTTATTATGATACTGATGCAAGACCAAATATATTGGAAGCTTATTCAAGATGTTCAATGAACCCAGCTTCAAATAACTATATCGCTAAAAGAATTGGTACATTGGATGGTGAATTTCCATCAATGTCTAGTTATATCTTAGTTGATATGGAAACTGGTTCTGATACTTCAGATGCTTTCCCAGCTGGATTTATTGGTTACCCATTAAGAGATTATACTGAAAATAGTAATACAACTGTTCAAGCACCAACAATTGAATATAAGAAAACATATGGTTCATTTGAAAACAAACGTAAATATTATTTAGGTTTAACAGATACTAAGGGTATTGACCAAGACTTCTTTGACTATAAAGGTGTTCCAGATAGTACAACTATCGATATGTGGACTGGTATGACAAATGGTTTCCACATGGATGTTAATGCTAGTGCCGCTACAATTGATAATGTATTTATTACTGTAAACACAACTGGTGGTACTTATAGTCCAATATACACATTCGATACGGGATGTTGTGTATTCCAAAATGATTTCCAATTACAAGGTACTTCATATGAAAAATTATACTCACGTAAATTTACGTTTGTACCTTACGGTGGGTTTGATGGTTGGGACCCATATAGAACAAGAAGAACAAATACAGACCCTTATTTAATTAACGGTACTAAAGGTTCAGTTGGTTTAATTAACGGTACATTCGCTAATAGAACATTAAGTAATGGTGACCCAGGTATTACATCTGATTACTACGCATACTTAGAAGCTATTTGGACATTTAAAAATCCAGAAGCAACAAATATTAACGTATTCTCAACTCCAGGAGTTGATACATTTAACAATACTAACTTAGTTGAAGAAGCAATTGAAATGGTTGAACAAGATAGAGCTGACTCTTTATACATTGTTACAACCCCTGATACTGATGCTGGTGGTGAAGTTTTATTACCAGAAGATGTTGCTGACCAATTATATGGTCAATACGATAGTAACTATACATGTACATACTGGCCTTGGATTCAAATTAATGATGCTGAGAACAATGTTTACATATATGTTCCACCTACAAGAGATGTAGTTAGAAACATTGCATTGACGGATAATATCGCATTCCCATGGTTCGCTGTAGCTGGTGTTCAAAGAGGTGATGTTGATGCTATCAAGGCAAGAGTTAAATTGACTTTGGGTGAGAGAGATACATTATACGAAAATAGAATAAACCCAATTGCAACGTTTGCATCTGAAGGTATTAAGATATGGGGTAACAAAACATTACAAGTTAAAGAAAGTGCTCTTGACAGAATTAATGTTAGAAGATTGTTACTACAAGCTAGAAAACTTATTTCTGCTGTTGCAATTAGATTATTATTTGAACAAAACGATGATATCGTTAGAAATCAATTCTTAAGCTTGGTTAACCCAATTTTGGATAACATTAGAAGTGAAAGAGGTTTAACTGACTTTAGGGTAGTATTGGATTCAAGTCCAGAATCAATAGATAGAAATGAATTACTTGGTAGAATTTTCTTGAAGCCAACTAGAGCATTAGAATTTATATGTGTAGAATTTAATATCGTACCAACTGGTGCATCATTTGATGATATCTAAAAATAATTAATAAAAAGGGTTATTTATTTAACCCTTTTTTTTAAAAAAATAGAATCATTAATATTTATAATAAAAGATAACAAAAAGAATTAAAAAAATAAAAGAACATGGCTGATTTATTGATGAAAATGCCCGTACCTTATGAGCCTAAAAAGAAGAATAGATGGCTTTTAAGATTTCCAGCTGATTTAGGTATACAAGAATGGTGGTTAGCGTCTGCCTCAAGACCTTCTATAACACAAAATGAGGTTGAAATACCTTTCCTAAACACATCTACTTGGGTAATCGGTAGATTTACATGGGAATCTATAAGTGTGACGTTTAGAGACCCTATTGGGCCTTCTGCTGCTCAAGCTATTATGGAATGGGTTCGTTTACAATCTGAATCTATTACAGGTAGACAGGGTTATGCTGCTGGTTACAAAAAAGATATTGAATTAGAGATGTTGGACCCAACTGGAGTTGTTATTGAAAAATGGCAATTACAAGGTACAATGTTAACGAATGTTAACTTTGGTGACTTATCGATGGATGATGATGGTATCGCAGATATCACAGCTGACATGAGATTTGACAGAGCTATACTTTTGTTTTAACAGAATTGCTCTATCAAACATAAATTTAACCTTACTTTTATATACTATATTTAAGTAAGGTTTTTTTATTTTAATTAAATATTTATAATAAAACTCAAATGAGAAAAAGTGATAAAAAACATAATATGTCTAAAGTTAATTTATTAGCTGAACAAAGATATTTACAATCAAAAGGTTTAATAAATGAAGACCCAATTGGTGGTAATAACGAATTAATGGTGATTAAAAGACAAATTGAAGATTTAAAACCAAATTTTACAATTAATTTTGATGCTTTGAAAGTTATAGGTTTAGATTTGGAGATAACTTATGATTTAAATAGTAAACTTTATAAAGTTAGAAATAGTATTACTGGTAAGTATTATGTTAATAACATATTACATACTCAATGTGTTGATTGTGAATTTAGAACCCCTGATGAAGTTATTAAATTTATTAGACTTAAAGCTGAAGGTGGTGCTGTTAAATTTATGCCAGAGTCAATGGGTAGTATTGATGAAATGGATTATAGTAGAGAAATCGAACTTGATGATTTTAAATTTTTAAATAACCCTGAATTTAGTGGTTGGGTAGTTGAACAGTCTGGTGATTCTGAGTTTATCATTAAAAATGATAAATACCCATATTTTGAATTTGTTGTTTCTTTAGATAAAGGGAATTATAGTCACGCTGGTAAGTATCCATGGAATTATGAAGCTAAACATTCTGGTGGTAGAAATTATGTATCAAGCGGACATCAAGGTTTTTATACCATTGAAAGGAATGCAACATCAAATTTAGAAAACACTTTTAGGAATTTTTTAAGGAATAGAGAAAATGAAATGAGATAATATTAAAACCACTTTTAAAAGTGGTTTTTTTATTTTATGTTATTTACAAAAAAACTTATTATGGTATATTTATTTTTGAGTTATAAAAATAATATTAATAAATAAGTTTTAATTATGGAAAATAGACCAAAAGTCTTCCCAACGGCAGACCAAATTGCCGCAGCAAATCAAACTGGAGTAGAAATTGCGAAAGAGCAAGAAGAAACAATAATGAATAATCAGGTGTCTTCTGGTGAAATAGAGGCGGCAAATGAAATGGCTAGAAGAACAGCTGAACAATTACGATTAAGAGAGGAATCGTTAAAATCATCAAATCAAGATGTTGCTCAAGAAGCATTAAACCCAAGAGTTGAAGTACAACAACACACAATGAAAAGTCCAATGGAAAATTTAAAACCACAAATCAACACTAATAGAGATATTGAAATAGCTCAAATTAGTCAACCACAAATGAATCAACCTTATGATATCATTCCATTACCAAGTGAAGGTAAGTTATATAGAAATAAAAAAGGTAAAATTAAAGTTTCATTCTTAACTGCGGCTGATGAAAATATTTTAACATCACCAAACTTACTTGAGAGTGGTGATTTCTTAGAAATATTATTAAATAGAAAAATATTAGAACCAGAATTAAGATATAATGATTTGATACCTGGTGATAGAGATGCTATTATGGTTTGGCTTAGAGCTACTGGTTATGGTGAAATGTATCCAGTTACAATTTTAGATGAAAATGATAAACCATTTGAAACTGAAGTTGATTTAACTAAACTTAAAGTTAAACATTTATCAGTTGAGCCAGATGGTGAGGGGTTATTTACATTTACATTACCTTTATCAAAATCAACAGTTAAATTTAAATTATTGACAGTTGGTGAAATTAGTGAGCTTGAGAAGTTAGCATTATTTTTAAAAGAAGAAAA